TTCGTTCATGTCCGACTATCAAACCGAACTCGGCAGTCGAGGTAGATCGTGGCGAGCAGTCTTCTATCAACGGGCGAAAGAAGATCGTCTAAGGCAACGACTAGGCTTGCTATCGCCTGAAGAGAAACAACAAGAGATCTCGGCTGCACAGACGATCGGTATGGCTGAGCAGACACAATCGACCGAACCGCAAGCAGCCGAACAACCGACAGAAGCGATCGACGTTTCGGCAACCGCACTAAACGGTGCTCAGGTTACATCTATGGTTGAAGTCATCAATCAGATTGGTGCAGGTGCTATACCGAAGGAATCTGGCAAAGCGATTATTGCGGCAGCATTCCCAACGATGTCGCAGTCGCTTATCAATTCGATTATCGATCCCATTGTTCCCGGCAGCGTTCAGGTCGAAGGTACACCTGTCGTTCGAGACATGGAGCAAGAACAATCGGTTGGAACTGGCGAGATGTCCGGTCTCTCAACCCTTCAGTTTAATCGCAATCGCAAAGCGATTACCAAGACGCTTGACGATCTAGCGACAGGATCGATAAGCGAAGCAGCGGCGAGAGTCTTTCTGTCGTCGATCGGCATGAGTCCTGACAATGTTGAAGCGTTGATTGCGGATGCGAAAGACGGAACGGTAGACACACCGTTGGAGGAAGCGAACGATGCCGTATGACGCGAAGCAGACCGCAGCTTGTCCTATAGCTAAACCCTGGGGCGTTTTCAAGTCTAACGATCGACATCTAATGGGTTGCCATGCTAGCGAGTCAGAGGCTAACGATCAGATCGCAGCACTCTACGCAAGCGAAGAAATCGAACGTGCAAAGTACGACGACATCGATTTTTCCCCTCCCGAGGGTGTTCAGGAAGAGGCGGCGAAAGGACTCGAATGGCGACAGGAATTCAATCGCGGCGGTACTGCCGTTGGCGTTGCTCGGGCAAGAGACTTGAGTAACGGAAAGTCTGTAAGTCCAGAGACTATACGCCGCATGGTCAGTTACTTTGCGCGGCACGAAATAGACAAGAAAGGCAAGGGTTGGAGTCCCGGCGAGGATGGCTTTCCGAGTGCTGGCCGAATCGCTTGGGCACTTTGGGGAGGAGATCCAGGGCAAGCTTGGTCAGCGAAAGTGAGTAGGTCTATGGATGCAAAAGACAAAGCGGAACGTATCGCAAAAACGCCAAAGATCAAACGCAGTTTCGACGGCGTCAAAGACGGTCGAGCGGTTATCGCAACTGAGACTCCGATCGAGATCTACGACGAGTCAAGAGGCTGGCTTAGTCAAGTTCTATTGATGGAAGGCGTACAGTTTCGAAACGATAAACGTCAGTTACCAATTGTCGATTCGCATAACGACAAAACGGTTCGCAATGTCTTTGGTTCTATTCGCAATATACGAATTGAAGGCGACAAGCTTATCGGAGATGCCGAGTTCGCTTCTGACGATGATTCGCAGATCGTTGCGACTCGATATGAAGAGGGTCACTTAAACGACTTTAGTATTGATGCTGTCATACTAGAACGAAAGTATTTGGCGGATGGTCAACAATATGTTACAAAATCAGGTACGGTTATTAACGGACCGGCTGAAATTGTAACACGTTGGGAACCTCATAACGCATCGATTTGTGCAACAGGTGCAGATCCCAATTCAACTGTTAGACGTTCCTATAACGAAAAGGATTTGAAGCGAATGGACGAAGCATTGATGATGCAACTCAAGGCTCTCGGGTTGCCTGAAGAAGTCACTGATCCGATGGCAATCATTACCTGGATGGCCGATCACATGGCGAAACCTGAATTGGAAATTGAATCTCCTGAAGCACCGGCTGTTGTTGAATCGATGCAATTGGAAGACGAGCCAAAAGTCGAGAACATGGAAGAAAAGGTTGCCGAAGAAGTCGCACGGCAACTTAAAGCCGAAAAGGTTCGGCGAGAAACAATCTACAACAACGTAAAGCTTGCAAGGCTTGAAAGATCTTTTGCCGATCAGTTGATTGACGAAGGAGTTTCTGTAGCAGTTGCAAACGAAAGGATCATTCGCAAAATGGCAACTCAGCCTCTCGGTCAGTCGAACGAATCGTCAGTGCATGTCTCTGTTACCGAAAGCAGCGATGACAAATTCGCAGCAGCAATGTCTGCCGGTCTTGTCAAACGAGCATTCAGTGCAGCAAAAGTCCGGGCGGCAGCTCCAGAGGCTCCAGGTGCTGATGAGTTTTCCAAGCTCAGTTTGCGACGTATGGCGACTCTGTGTGTAGAACGCATGGGAATCCGAACGGATCGCTTAAGCGACGTTGAGGTTGCTCGCATTGCGATGGGTGCTCACGGCGTATCGAGTCGATACAAGATCGAACGAAATGCATATCATACGACCGGATCGTTTCCAAACTTGTTGCTTGATGCGGCTAATAAGACTCTTCGTAATGCTTACGAGGAAGCTCCATATTCTTGGTCAGTTTGGGCTCGCCAAGCTCCATCGGTAGACGATTTCAAAAACATCAATCGGGTATCTTTTGGCGAATCTCCCAATCTCGAAATGGTTCCGGAGACGAAGCCGTATCCTCAAAAGTCGATCAGCGATTTGAAGACCAGTTACAAGGTCGAAAAGTATGGTGCGATGTTTTCGGTTTCTTGGGAAACCGTCATCAACGACGACCTTGATGCAATCAGTCGAGTTCCTGCTATGCATGGAAACGCTGCTCGGCGAACTCAAAACAAAGCTGTTTACGACGTTCTGCTGTCTAATCCAACGATGGCGGACAATGTGGCTTTGTTCTCGGCTTCTCACGCAAGCGGTCGCAATATTAACTCGGCAGCCGCTGGTGCACCAAGTGTCACTACATTGAACGAAGCGTTTCGATTGATGGCACTTCAGAAGGGGCAGACGAGCGATGTTACTTTGAACATCGTTCCTCGCTATCTGATCGTACCTCAGAACTATGCTGCAACTGCACTGGAGCTTGTAAACAGTTCTTCGTATGCGGTTTCAAACGGTAACTCTGGGATTGTTAACATCTACGGTGTAAATGGATCTCGTCCTTTGAGCGTTGTTGCAGAAGCTCTACTCGATGCAAATTCGACAACCAATTGGTACTTGGCAGCAGATGCTGCACAAATTGACACCGTAGAAATAACGTTCTTGAACGGAGAAGAGGCTCCAGTTCTTGAAAACGAAGTTGATTTCGAAACCGATTGCTATCGCTATAAAGTTCGTCAGACGTTCGGTTGTGCCGCAATCGATTGGCGTGGACTCTACGGCAACCGCTAACCCACTCAACCAACACTCAATCAACAAAGAAAGAGAAACTAAAAAATGGATTATCCGATTCGCGATTTTGAAATTTTTCAAGACGACTTCAATGGAACACCGGCAACATTTCCGACAAGTGCCGATCCGGCGACTTCTTGGATGGTTGATGACACTTCTGCTTCTGGGACTCCCGTCTATACCACAGGGACTTCGGTCGCTACGTTGACTCTTGCGGCGACCTCAGAAGTTGAAAATGTTTGTCTACACTTCAACGATGCACTTGATTTTGACATCGATTTAATTCAGCGAGTTTCGATGCGCGTCAAGATTGGTGCATCGACTTTTACCAGCGGGTCCATTCTTTGCTTCGGCATAGGTTCGGCTAGGAATGACACGGCTGATAGCGTCGCTGCTCTTGCTTGGTTCCGAATGGAAGGCGCAAACAGCACGACTCTCGTCTACGCAGAGACTGACGATGGAACCAGAGACGTTGACGATGTGTCTACTGGCGTTGCTTTAGGGACGACTTACAAAGAGTTCGTGATCGATTTCACGGGCGGCAAGTCGAACGTCAAGTTCTATATTGACGGGCAGCGAGTTTGCTCAACTCAAACTTTCGACATGTCGGCTTACACTGCTGGACTGCAACCGATTATTCAGTTGCAAAAGGCAGCAAACACGAATGTTGATTCCGTCGTGATCGACTACATTCGCGTTACTTGCAAGCGGTAAGACGATGACACTCAAGGACACCATGCAAGCTGATGCTGTTGCGGTGTTCTGCAATGTC